ACAATAACCCCTTCGATTTGATATAGAGGATTTATATGCCGACTTACGGTTTAACAGACAAGGGGTTTGTGCTCCCTCGACTTTCAGATATTCTAGAACAACAACGCCAAGAAGCAAGAGAAATCTTCGGAGATTTGGTAAGCCCCGGCGATTCCGTCGATGTCTCTGACTCATCCTTGCTTGGACGACTGATTGCACTTGATTCTATCGGTGATGCTGATCTTTGGGAAGTTGCCCAGATGGTTTATTCAGCATTCGATCCCAACTCCGCTACTGGCATTGCGCTAGATAATATTGTTCAATATGGTGGTATTGCACGACTTGGTTCTTCGTATTCAACAGCTATTGGCTTGTTCTACGGTAACAACGGAACGCTAATCCAAGAAGGTAATACGGTAAGTGCATCAGCTTCTGGTAATCAGTTTACTGTTGTGGATAGCGTTGCTCTATCTCCTTCTCAAGCTTCCGGTGTAACAATCTCTGTTGCAACAGTATCAAACAATACTGTTTATAGCATCACCTACCAAACCGGACTTAGTTCAAGCTCTACTGTTTCTTACACGTCCGACTCCTCTGCTACAGTTTCAGAAATCCTTAACGGATTGAAAGCAATTGTTGATTCCAGTCATCCGCTTATCTCTGCAACAGTTAGCGGAACTACACTGATCTTTGATCGTGTTGACGTATTCCAATCTGGTAATTTCTCGGTAAGTTCCAATCTTGCAATTAGTAAAGTGAAAAAGATTGGTAATCTGCAAGCTGTAGAAATTGGACCTATCGAGCAGGAAGCTAACACCATTGACACAGTGGTGACTCCTGTTCTTGGTTGGGATAGTGTAACAAATCCACTTGCTGCTTCTGCTGGTCGCTTGCTTGAAACTGATGAAGAACTTCGTCTTCGTTTCCGTAACTCCAAGCTTGAACGCAGTAGCAATATTCTGGACAGCCTCTACTCTGCTCTGTTGAGTGTTGATGGTGTTGAAGAAGTTGCCATCTACGAGAACGATACAGATGTAATTGACTCCAACGGTGTTCTTCCGCACAGTTTTCTGCCCGTGGTTCTCGGTGGTAGCTCCCAGATTATCGCTAACACTATTTGGGAAAATAATCCGATGGGGATTCGCAGTCAAGGTAATACTGTAATTACTGTTACAGACTCCCAAGGCTTTCCACACAGCATTGGTTTTGAACGTCCAAATCCTGTAACGATTTACGTTGTTGTTAACTTGAGTCTAAATCCTGAAGCTGATGAGCAATTCCCCGGTGATGGTGCTGAACAAGTCAAACAACAGATTATCAGCTATGCTTCTAATAATATTGGTGTTGGGGATGATGTTATTTGGTCACGTCTGTTTACCCCAATTAACAATGTTCCGGGTCATCAGATTGATTCGATGTTTATTGGAACTTCTCTTGCACCGACTGACACTTCTAACATTGTTATAGATTTTAACCAACTAGCTTCATTTGAATCTGTGAATATTGATGTAGTAGTTTCTTAAGGAGATGATATGGCTATCGTAGAGTTCATCTCAGAAGATTATTTAGAAGAAGCTCGTGAGAATATTACACAGCAATTTATCGGCAAGGATGTAGTAGACAGGTATCTACAGCTTCTACTCAAACAACAAGAAGTAATTCAACAAGTATTCAAAGACCTGTTGCAAAAGCGTAGTATTGATGAAGCAACAGGTGCTCAGTTAGATATTATAGGTGAAATTGTAGGTCAACCAAGAGAACTTATCTCTGCTGATTTATTTGATTTCTTCGGATTTCAAGGAGCATTTAAAGCTGGAAGCTATGGTGACATTAATAACCCCACTGTTGGTTCACGTTGGTATGACTTTGGGCAACCTGTTGGTGGGAACGTCCTTCTAAACGACAACACTTACCGTTTGTTCATTAAAGCTAAGATTCTAAAGAATACTACAGCTTCTACTCCAGAAGAGTTCATTGCCTTTATGAACTTTATGTTTGGGACAACCAACACTTTATATGTTGCTGAAGGTGATGCTTCTTACACAATCTTGTTTGGTAGACAGCTTAGTGACTTCGAACAAGTGCTGTTGAACTACGTTTCGACATCTCAAGGTTACCCTTCGCGTCTGATCCCTAAAACCGTAGGCGTTAGAATTAATTTCGGTTACTTTGAAACTGACAATTACTTTGGTTTCCAAGGTGCTCCGGGTGCAAAAGGTTATGGTGATCTGATCGGAGACGATACAACAGGGTATGGATTAGATTACGGATTGTACTACGGTGGCAACCGCTCTATTGTGGGTGGTGGTATATACGCTACTCTATTTTAAAATGATTCAACGAGGAATTATAAGTAATGCCAAATATTTTGAAACCCAGCAAGCTTAACCTCCTGTGGGCTTCTGGTGGCGATATTCTCGATCCGGGCGACACCAAGTACCAAACTGGGTGGGGTGTGGAAGTCCCCCCGCGTCAGTGGGAAAACTATATCCAGAACAAGCAAGACCAAGCAATTGCACACATCAATCAACACGGTATTGCAGTGTGGGATGCTGAGACTGAGTATCAAGCTGGTACTAGTTACACTCAAGGTGCTACTAATGGAACTATTTATCGGGCCAAAGTAACTCATTTTGGGCAAAATCCAGAACTCGATACACTGAACACCTACTGGGATATTGCCTTTGCCGCTGCTGGTGATTTCTACACTAAAGCAGAAGTCGATGCTGATTTTCTGGCTAAAGATCAAAATTTAGGTGATCTTCCAAGCGTGACGGATGCTCGAAGCAATCTGGGTGTTTATAGTAAAGCTGAGACTTATACTAAAACCGAGGTTGATGGTAAAACGACAGTAGCTTCTGCTCTTCAAGCTCAGCAACAAACCAGCAATGCTGTGTTGCTCACCCCCCAACGATTAGCAGATGCTTTTAAGGGAGCCAACCAATCGGTCACTAAAAATGGTTTCTGCAAACTGCCTGGCGGCTTGATTATGCAGTGGGGTAGTACTAATGTAGTAGACACCACGGGGACGATTTCTTTTCCGGTTCCTTTTACAATCGGTGTTTTTAACGTACAGCTAACAGACTTGGCCAAAGCAGCCACAAACGTAACAATTAACAGTGATACGCCAACTCTCACTTCTTTTACTTGGTACTCTACACAAACGGTTGGCGGCTTTTTTTGGTTTGCTTTGGGATATTAAGGGAGTTTTAATATGGTACAGAAAACAGAGCCGTTCCTAGAGACTAAGTGGGGTTGGGATTTAGGGAAAGACAACTGGAATAGTGGAATGGATGAAAACTTGAAGAAGTTTTCTTTTCTGCTAAACTCAAATATTGATTCCATTGTGGACACCCTTCCCTCACCAGTAGACGGAGAGTCTTATTATCTAACAACGGACGGTAGGGTGTATTTTGCGGTCGGTTCTGCTTTCACATCAACACCAATACCGCTAGGATTTAAACTAAGACAGAAATCTACAGGAACCTTATGGGAGAAGTCTCCCTCAGGTCTGGTAGAGGTCGTCAATCCGGCCGGTCTAGAAGATAGGATTGTAGCGGTTGAGGGTGATATCTCATCTCTTGGTTCTGCTGCATTTTCAAATGTATCCGACTTTGTTACACCAGACGACCTGAGTATATCGGAGGCGTCCACCGCCTCATACATTGATGAGAATTCGTTGAACACGAATGCTACATTCAGCAATTTTACTCTGGTTAAAAATAATAACAACTATCCTAAGTTTATACAAGGTTTAACTTCTGTTGGGGATGGCGGGTATAACTTATTTGTAAAAGACTTATCAGACTCAACGTCCTTAGTTGATAATACAAGAGCAACTTCTGCAAACACTGGTGTTTGGAAGTCGGTTTTTTACCAAGAAGGTGTTCAAGTCCCACTACCGACAACCTTTAATTTCACCCCTCAGGTTGAGGTAATAAAAACCACAAAAGGTTTTAGTGTAGCCGCTGATGTCAGGGGGTTGATGCCGACCTTGGTCGGAACGGATTACTATGTAGACACTATTACAGGGAACAACGCCAATAGTGGAACCAAAGAAGCCCCTCTCAAATCAATCTCTACTGCTTTGAATAAATCCGACGTAGCCAGAGTCTTTGTCGCACCGGGTTTTTATCATCGTCTAGAAGGATGGGGATCAAACTTTCCCACCAACAGGGACTTCACCGTAGAGAGGTGGGAAGGTGTCAGGGCTGGTCCGGTAATAGTTTCAACAGCAGAAGGTGGGATATCTTGGACAGTCAATTCAACTTACTCTTCTGTATATCAAGTAGCATTATCGCTCGTAAACCAAGTAAGGGATTACTCCAGAACCTCCTCTGATGGTACTCCATTCTCGTACCAAAACGTACAATCCCTTTTGGCAGTATCCACTACTCCGGGGTCTTGGTATACAGACGGGACGACGCTCTATATCCAGACTTTGGAAGGTGGTAAACCCCATCTAATGGTAAAAGTATTCAGAAGCGTCTCAAATGCGTTTTTTAATACCGCAAGATCAGTGATGGTGGATGGTATTGAATTTCATGGTGGGAGGGAAGCCTTCTATCCAAATAATACTGGGGCTTCCACTGGACTATTGATTGCCAGAAACTGCAAGTTTATGTATGCGGCCGATGCAACATATGGTAATGGTGTGAGACTTGAGGGAGTAGTAGAATCATACTTCTACAACTGCGAGGCTAGCCACAACCGCAGGGATGGCTTTAACTATCACATTTCAGGGACAAACATCCCTAAGGTCGTAGAAATTAATTGCACGGCGTCGTATAATGGTCAAGGCGGTAGTGAAGGTATTAACAATGCCAGCACTATGCATGACGCAGGGAGTATCCTCCGAATTGGGGGGGTCTACTCTTGTAGCGAAGGGCCAAATATTGCGGACGTGGGGGACTCCCATTCGTGCAATATCGGCGTATCGGCAAGAAACTCTCGCCTTGGACTGTCTAGTATCGCTAATGCGGATTTTTATACCTCAGGTGGGCCAATGTGGTTATATTCCTGTGATAGCGAAGGGAGTCTATACAGCGTTGTTGCTACTGGTACGGGTACTATCTCGGCCTGCAGAACGCCTATAAGAGTTTCTTCCGGCACTGTGAATTATTACCAGCAGCTCACAGGCCCCGTTCTTGTCTAGGTGTTGATATGAATCCCTTATATAAAAAACTTGTAGCCTACGGTCTAGGAGGGGCCGTAGCTCTCTCTGGAGCTTTTCTTATCGTACCAATGGAAGGTGAACATAAGAAGAATGGACTCCATGAAGTTTATCTGGATGTTGTAGGGATACCGACCGTATGTTATGGCCAGACCGGACGTGCTCCTGACGGAACACATATTAAGTTGGGTCAGAAGTTTACAGATGAACAATGTGCAGAGATGCTTGTCAAAGAACTTGTCAAGACAGATAAGCGGCTTGATAAAGTTTTTAAGGTGAAGTATCAAAACGATTACCAGCACGCAGCAATGATTAGCTTCACCTATAACGTGGGTATTGGGAATGTCCAAACATCTACTTTGGCAAGCTTGTTTAATCAAGGAAAGTATGAACAAGCTTGCGATCAGTTGAGTAGGTGGGTGTATGCACAGAAAAAGAAGTTCAACGGATTGGTAAGGCGAAGAGAGGTTGAGAAAGCTTGGTGCTTAGGTAATCCCCCAGAAGATGTTAAGGAGTTCTACGAAAATGAAACTAGTAGACAATTGGAGAAAGGTTCTTAAGACATACAGCTTCTTGTCCTTGCTTGCTAACTTCCTAGTTGCTGTGAGTGTTGTGGGTCTTTCTATTCTTGGTGTCCTCTCCTCTCAAGTAGCTTTCGGTACTCTGGCAATCTCTGCATCTGTACTTGGACTGCTTGGGGTGATAGGTCGGTTCGTAGATCAGTCTTATGACGATATGCGGGGAGAAGGGGACAAAGATGTTTAATTTCCTCTCCTCTCCACTGATCAAAGTTTTGTTTGTAAGCAACCTTGTTTTCTTAGCTTCAACAGGGTTGTTTGCTTACTATTCTTACAGCTTAAAAGGCGATCTATCTGTAGCTGAGCGGGACTTAAGCAACTGTGCAAACGCTAATTTAAGCCTTCAAAACTCCTTGAAACAACAGGAACTATCTTGTAAGGCAGATGACGTTGCCATTGTAGAACTTACGTCTGAGAAGAAGGAGCTTCAAGATAAAATGGATGACCTCAAAGAGAGGCTTGATAAGCTTTCTAAGAGTAAACCTTTGTATCTACCATCTCCTACACAAAAAGAGAATACCAATAATGAAACTAATGTTATTCCCAATAGTGCTCTTCTCAGCCCTGAGCTTATCAGGCTGCTCCGAGAGGCTTATTGCAACGTCGAACCAGACGACAGTCGTTGCACCGCCCGATAGCCTCCTTATTCATCCCTGTAAAGCTAAACCAGCAGGTGAAAGTCTGATTGAATTAGCTCAAGGGTATCGTAGCAATGTTGAGTGTATCGGATTATACAAACTTCAAATAGAGAAGATCAAGAAGAACAAGCAAGAGAAATTGCTTATTTATAAGGGCGCTGTCAAAGATGAGTCTAAATGATGTTAACACAAAGATTAGTAATTTGTGGGAGAGATTGGCGCTTGGGTTGATTAGCCTGTTCGTTACTATCCTGTTTATGATTTATCAAGGGCAGCAAGCAGACTTCAAAGCTCTTGAAACTAGAGTCCTCGATATCCAGATGGATAAGGTGAGCAAGGAAGACCTGTCGGCTGTTGAGCAGAGGATCAATAAGAACTTGGATGCTCGTATTAACGAACTGATTTCAAGGTCAGCCTCAGATAAACAAGATATCCTACAAAGACTTGATCTTTACTTTAAAAAGAGTTTGCCTTAAA